GGTATATAATCCCCACCTCATCAATAGATTTTCACATCAACATATATTTATTAATATGAAAATTATTATTACTGAAGACCAACATAACAAATTAAAAGATAATTTAATGAAACTTATTAATCGTTCCGAATTTAGTGTTGGGGTTAAAGCGGTTGGTGGTTTAAAGAACTTGATTAAAATTTTATATGATGGTGATTATAATTCATTTGTTAAATATGTGTCTGATGATTTAATTTACAACACACATAAAGTTAGACATCATTATTTTTTATTTGATTGTAACATCTCTATCTTTTTAGATCATTCAGAGAGATATAACCCTGTTTTTAGTTTTAGACCTAGTTGTTTTAATAGTGTTATGCGGGAGAAATATGGTGTGGACGATAAATATATTTCTTCCATATGGAAACAATATTCAAACTATGTTATTAATAGGTATTTAAAAGAGAATTAATTTTTATTTCCCTATAAACACGACCCCCTCTTTTTATAAGGGTCAATTCCTCAAAAAAAATTTTTGATATTTTTTGGTTAAAATTTGATATTTTAATTTTTTATAATTACATTTACATTATGAATAAAATAATGTCTGTAAGAATTATTATTAATATGCGTGACTTAAAACGTATAAAAGGTTCATTCAAGAAAAACTTTAACAATATTAATCTGTCTTTAGATATTTTAAAAGGTTTGCCATTTTTAGAGGAAGATACTAAAAATCGTATAGAGAATGGATTATTACCACAACCAGGTAAAATCTTTGAAACTATGGTAACCCAACAAATTGCAAACATATTAGAATGTAAATATGTTGGTAATGGTTGGTATCGTGGTGAGGATTATTCTCTATATCAAGATGGTGGATCAAATAAATCCGACTTAACCATATATAATCATCTAAATGGTATATCATATAGAATAGAGATAAAGGAAAGTTTGTCATATGTAAAAACTTGTGGGTTCACCTATGACGATGATGGGGGCATACTTGAATGTACCTCAAGAGATTTGGTTTTCAATAACTATGTTAAGTCTTTATTTAATGGTGGTGTTTTGTCTGACTATAACATATTGGATAATTTGGGTGTTAATAAGAGATATGAACTTAATGTTGGTATTGATAACATTACAACAACCAGATTTGATTACATTATATCACACAACGGTGACGGTGTATTAAATGTTATGACGATTGATGAGTATAATAGTAACCATTCATTTTTAATTGAAGTTAGAAGTTGTAGTAGAAACACCAAAAAAGTATTTACCCCAAATAAATTGGATATTATTGATGATTTCTTATATTTGAATGTTGACGAAGTTTCTGAGATGAAACAGAGGGGTGGTAACAAATCATCAAGATATAAATACATAACAAAAAACACCACATTTTCATTTAAAAAAAATAATATTGAGATGTTGGGTAATAATAACTTTCGTATTCACATTGGTAATGTTAATCAACACGTTGGGGATGTGTCTATAATCCAAAAACCGTTATTTGTGTAACCACAATAAATCAACATCAATAAATAAATCATTTAATTTAGACACCAGTTCCATTGGGTGTTTAATATTCTCTTGTTTTTTTCCCGCGTTCATCTTATATACTTTATTGATATTTTCACTTTCCAGTATTTCTTGAATTAACGACATATCAACTGGTACGTCAATCCAGGGTAATGATAATAAAGTCTTTTTGGTTAACGTCATTGAACTGTCGGATGTTCTCCACCACCAATATAAGTATGTACTATTTAATAGAATTAATGCTTTGTGGTAAGTCTCAAAATCCTTTAAATATATTACAATTTGACCAGACCTATCTAATTTTTTTGTTGATGCTGAAATAAAATATCTTGGTGTACTTGTAATATACAAGGGATAATCTGTTATTTCTGTTGTATATTTTGATAATGTATCATTATGTATATATTTTGTTGTGTTCGGAGATGTTTTATAAAAAATTTCTTTTGTAAATAAACCATCATCAAGTTTATCATCAAGAGATAATATCATTTTATCCCTCTGGTTACTTTGCCATCTAATTTGTGTTGTTGTTTTTCTATTATTGTCTGTGTTATGAGCTATGATTATTGATACCCTAACTGTTGCGTCATCAAAAATATGTCCTGGTATGTTATCAAAATGATATGTTGTTAGTGATGAATATGTTAATAAACCTTCTCGTGTTTTTTTAAAATCCCTACCATTTGAAAATGACATTGGGTTTATACTAATAAATCCCCTTGCTTTTTGAATCACCTCATCTAAAAAATATGCGTACATATCATTGTCCATATATTTGAAATATGGGGGGTTCATTATTACGTAGTCATAATCAATTGTTAATGTTAAAAAATCCTCATTGTAACTACTTGGTACCACACCAAACTTTTCCATAAAATTGTTTAATGCAATGGCTAACTGATATTCATCTTTCTCATTAATTATTAACCTATTTTTAATAAAATCAATCGGATCTTCTTGTATTGAGGCCAAAAGAATTGATAAAACACCCAAACCACAACAAGGATCAAACCATATTCCTTTACCATCATCAAACACTTTGGTTTTATTCACCATAAATAACGCAATATCTTCTGGTGTGTGAAAAATTCCCTCCTTCTTCTTCTTTTCTTGGTCGTACGGATTGATAAAATTCATATCATTAATAATACATCTTTTTTTCTATTATGTAAACGTCTTGAACCATAGAACTTTGTTATCCCATTCTAAAACACGACGCCTTCTTTTTATAAATAGAAAATTCTAAAAAAAAAATTTTGATAATTTTCTTGGAAAAACCGAAATTATTTATATCTTTGTTTATCATTAATCTAAAAACTATGAAAAACTTTTTTATTTATCAGATTTATTTTATTTTAAACCTTCTTGTTTTAAAATTATTCATTGGGTTTCTTATTACCTATTTTATTGGTGGTAGTTATCTTTATGTCATTATGTGTTCGCTTGTTATTGCGATGGATTTGGATGATATGATTGATCGTCAACGAAACTTTGATAGATATTATCCCCACTTCAGTAATAAGTGGTTGTATTTTTAACCATTAATCCCCATTTTCTAATAAGAATTTGGGGTTTTTATTTTTTGATATATTTATTAAATAAAACAAAGAATTTATGAAAAAAGTAATAAGATTAACAGAATCTGATTTAACAAGAATTGTTAAACGAGTAATTAAAGAAAATAGATTGACCTCTCCACCGAATGAAAATGTCCGAAAATTAATGTCATTACTTACCAAGAATAACTTAATTGATCTTGAATATGTTAATGTGTATCAAGATTATATTGAGGTTTATAAAATAATTGGTTGCGACTCAGGTTATTTTATGGACAACTTTATTCGTCTTCATCCGGAAGATATTGATAATGATGTTGTTTATGTTGATGGTGAACATTATGGGGAAGAAATTGATGAAGAGGAGTATGAGGAGGTTTTGGAATATATTATAGAAAATTGGGAACCATTACTAAATCTTGAGTTTGTTGAGTAATTTAAAACACTTTATTTACCCCCACTTCAGTAATAAGTGGTTATATTTTTAATTTTTTTCAGAAAGTTCGGTTTTTTTATTAATGTATATATTTATATATAAATAAAAATATTATGAAAAGAATAATTAGACTAACAGAATCCGATTTAACTAGGATTATTAAAAGAACCATTATAGAGATGGAGGAAGATGACGACGAAGTTATTGTAAATGTTAACGACATCGCAAAAGAAGACATGGCCTGTTTTAATGATGTTGCAACACCTTCAGGAATGAACGGAGGAAAATATAAGAGAAAAAAGAAAGGTTGTCAAACTAAAACAAGATATAAAAGTAAAACAAAATATTACGGAAACAATAGATTCTAAATTAACCATTAAACCCCATTTTAGAAATAATTTGGGGTTTTTTATTTTTCTTCCTTTCTGATTGGGTGTGTTAACCGAAATTCGTTTTTTTTGTTTTATATGATATTTATTGTATATGAAAAAAATTGTAAAACTAACCGAATCAGATTTAACAAGAATTGTTAAACGAGTACTTAAAGAGGAAGTTACCGAGACCAATATTCTTCACTGGGAGTTACCAAAAAAATTAGTTAAAGAGCTTGAGGATAGAGTACCAGATGGACTGAAATTATATAGGGATAATGATATTGTTTATGTTCAGGAACTTTGGTTTGATACAAGAAAAATTATTTTTGCTCTTTACACACAAGAGCAATTTGGTGTTGAGATAAATTATGATGACTCATTTGATGTTCCGTCAGGTTATAATGGGTATTATAGTGTTGATTTTGATAGTGTATCAAAAGACCTCAAAATTTTTATTTTAAGGAGATTAGAACATAACTATATTAGATATTTATTATAATATGAAAATCATTATAACGGAACAACAATACAAATACATATCAGAAATGATTAAACTTGACATTAAAGTTGGGGATGTGATTATGGGTGGTAAATTTAAAAACAAAAAGATTGTTGTTAAAACCATTGGTAAAAATGATAAGGGGGATATTACAATTAATGGTAAACCACTATTAAGATTTAGACTATTATGAAAAAAATTATTATTACAGAAGAACAAAAGGAAACCTTGGTTGATAAATTATTATATATGATTGACCTTCACGGTTTTGATGTTGCGGTATCCACCGTTGGGTCGGTTAAAAACTTGGTTAAAGTGATTGGTAAAGATAATTTTGAAACCGTTTTAATTGACCGTAAATTTGATCCAAATGAAATTAAACTGGTAACATCAACTTATGATGTTCCGGATACTTTCACTAGATTTGGTGGTGTTGACCGTAATAAATTACTTAGGTTTCTCAATAGGTTTGGTCCAATGTATCTACTCACTATTGGTGATGATAGTGTCTTATACCAAAACCAAGATGATACCGAATATTTCACAACAGCATTTGGGTTTTCACCAATGGAACGAACCCTTGACAGAGTTGGGTTAACCAAACTGAAAATTAAAGATGTTATAACCATATTTGACGATAAAATTGATGAACAATATTAAATTTTTTTAAACCCCATTCCTAATAAGAACTTGGGGTTTTTTGTTTTCCCATATATTTATTTAATATGAAATTTATTATATCAGAATCTCAATATGAAAGATTATTTGGTGAACTTCCACTTTCTCTTAAAAGAAGGATAACTCGGAGTGACCTAGAATTTTTGGATGGTGAGTTGGTCTATTATATTGCAAATACCCGGCCTATGAATAAATTTGAAGACTTCTTAGAACATGTCATCAATAACCTTCTATATGAATTTATTATGAATATTAAAAGTGATGAGATTGATGTTGATGAGGATGATGAATACATTGAGACCAGCCGAGATAAAGTTATGGGTGTATATTGGCAAATAAAACCATTTCTTGAAAAAAGATATAATGATTGGATACATAGGGCTTGGGAAAAAAAGAAAAGTCTATTTTTATAAAATTCTTCCTTTCTGATTGGACGTTTTAACAAAAAAAATATGTTATATATTTATATATAAAACCAGTATGAAAAAAATAATTAGATTAACAGAATTGGATTTGGTATCAACGATAAATAAAATTATCACTGAACATAAATTTATTACTGAAATAGGTGATTTACAATCACCATATGAAAAATTAATGACTTGCAAATTCACATCTGATGGTAAACATGTTGTTTATGAAGGTAAAGCATACTCAACAATAAATGGGAACGAAGTCTTAATTAATGAAAATTGGAGTTTGAGTGATATATTACATACTGGTGCGGATCTTTTATCTGCTGGTATGGATTTTGTAATCCCAGGTTCTGGTGCTGTTATTGATGTTTTAAATGCACTTAGTTATATTATTGAAGCACAATTTAAATCTGAAAAAGAAAGAGATTCACTATATATTATGGCGGCAATAACATTCGCTTTTGTTATATTGCCTGGACCATTACAAGCAATTGCAATACCACTTAAACGAGCAGTTAAGACTGGTGTTGGTTTGGCGTCAAAAATTGTTGTTAAGGGTTTAAAAATTGTTGGTGGAATTTTGGATACAATATTACTTAAATTACCAAGTAAAATAAAATCTGCATTACAATCAACTTTGGCAAAAAAGATTCTCGGTAGATTTAGAGGTAAAATTACTGGATTTATTGATAAGTTTACATCAAGGATTAAACAAATATTATCAACAATTACAGGTAAAACCGGTAAGAAGGGTGTTGAAAATTCAGTAAATGTTAGTTCCGATCAATTTAAAAAAATGTTTGATATTGATAGAACTCTTGGTAAATATGGTTTCAAGGAAACTCCTGAAACAATAAACGCAACATTAAAAAATGTTAACTTTACCAAAGATGGAATAAAAGTTGTTAATAAAACAACACACAGTCAAGGTCAAGAAGCGTTTTCGGCGGTATTACCTAATAATGTGAGAATGATATTTTATAATAGTAGTAAAGGCTGGATTCCAATAAAAGGATATAATGGAAAAAAAGCAATACAAATGACAGATATAGACTCAAAGTATGTTAAAGATTTAATATCGGTTTTGAACCGTGAGGGACTGAGTGGGTTAGGTAAACAAGTTGGTAAACAAGTTGGTAAAAATACCATTACTCCTGTTGCGATACAAGCAGCAAAAAACTTTTTTAGTAGAATACCAAAAATTTCACAAGGAGCAAAAGTTTTAAGAAAAGCGGGCTTTGCTAAAGGTTATACGTATAAATATATGGGTCCTAAAGGTCCTTTAAAGGGAACAATTTCGGAAATAACGGACAGTGGCGTTAAGATATTATTTGAGAAAAACGGTAGGAAATTCACAACAATGGTTCCTGTTGAAACCTTCATTAATAAGGCTGTGGGTGCACCTTGGTTGAGAAGAGGGTGGGGAGTAACAGTTCCGTTGTTTGTTAAAAGATTTAGTGATATGTTATTAGCTGACGGATCAAATATTGATTATAATAAGTTAGATTCTATTCCAGATTTAGATCCCAAACAAACATCATCAGAAACAGAAACTTTTTTACAAGGTGAAGTTGCGGAGTATGAAGGTGAAAGTGATTACACAGTAAATACAAACGTCCAAAATATCCAAAACGCATTACTAGCATTAGGATATCAATTACCTAATGCAGGTGCTGATGGTAAATTTGGTCCAGAAACAAAAACTGCTTTAGAGAAATTCCAAAAGGATAATGGTTTAACAACATCCGTAGGAAAAATGGATAGATTAACAACTAAAAAATTGGCGGAAAAATTAAAGGGTAAAAACCTTGAACCCGATTTACAAAATAATTTAAACAAAATGTAAATACCAACCACACCTCATCAAGTGGGGTTTTTTATTTTGTAATTTTTTCATATATTTATTACAATGAAAAATATAAACCAATTATTTCGTAGAAACCCCGGACTACTTGATGAACCTGAAGTAAAACAATTAATTGAATACACCCAGGATCTTGAAGGTCAAGTTATGGAAAATAAAGTTGATGATGATTATAACAAAGAACATATGTTAAAATCAATGTTATCAGATATTCTATTAAGTTGTAGAGAATATGAAGAGAATAAACTTCTACAAGACCGTTACCCAGATTTATATAAGAATCTTGATCCAGACACTTTGGTTAAGAACTTAATGGTTTATATTTTGGATATGAACCGTAAAAATAATTTAAAACTATGAAAAAAATTCTTCCTTTCTGATTGGACGTTTTAACAAAAAAAATATGTTATATATATTTATATATAAACATCAATATGAAAAGAATAATAAAACTAACAGAGTCTGATGTAACAAGAATTGTTAACAAAATTATAACCGAATCTGAAACAACAGAAATGATGGCACACACTCAAAAATCGTTAAGACATGAGGCCGTTTTTTTATTAAAAAATTTAGGGTTAAAAACTGAAGATGAAACCGTCAGTGATGTTACAGATATAATTAAATTCATAATACAAAAATATGGTGGTAAGGTTTTAGATTAATTACCATTTCCTTTTTTTATAATATGTTTATATATAAATTATGGATAATCAAGAAAAAGCACAAAAGTATAATCAACTTATGTATGTTTATACAAAAATACAAAACCAAATTTCATCAATTAAAGGTGAATCATTAGAGTTAAACAATGTACAACTCAGAGAAATTAGTTTATTGGAAAATAAACTAAGAACCATAATGGAAGAAGCATCACGTTTATAATTAAAGAACTCACAATTAATTTGTGAGTTTTTTTGTTTAATAACTATTTATGTTTATGGCAAAAGAACTTATTAGACGACATAGACAAATTAAAGATGAACTCATTTTTTTATTATCTGATAATGGACTTGTCTCGTCGTTTAATTTGGGTGATAGAGACGCTATGACTGATTTTAGGTATATTATGTCAAACATTGTTGCAAGTAAAATTGTGTCCATTGAATTTCCAGATAATTCAAATTTACCTGGTAATTATGTTATGCTTAGAAATCAAATCGCAAATTATATTAGGAATGAATTTTATGATGAACTTAATTCAACGTTTAAAAAAACAAAATTCCAATCTGATAATTAATTAATATTAAGTTCTTTTATCTTATCAAGATCAACAACTGGAATCCATTTGGAAATACCAAGTGTTGGTGAATCTTTATCTTCAGCCCATTTTAAGTAAAATTCAAAATTACTACTTTCTCTAAAATCTTCTTCATCCCAAAGATCAAATTTTGAGTAACGCATATTAGGGTTAATTGTTTTATAATATCTATCCATAAAATCTCTCAAATCATAGTCAAGTTTATTTATTTCATCATAAAAAACTGAATCGGTATATGTAAATAAATAATGATTTTTATCATTCAACAAATCTAATAGATGGTCTTTATGTTGATAATCACTATCATAATGTGTGTTTGTAAATTTATAAAATTTATATAAATCAAAAACAATATCAAAACTTAATAAAGTACCATATTTTTTTAATGACTCAAGTTTTGGTATAATATCAATAATAAACGGATAACGACCTTTTAATGTTTTAAATAACATATAAAACCCAATATCCTTTTTTTCCTTCGGCATTTTGTCGTAAGTAGATTCGTTAATGGTTTCTGAAACGTCATCATCAATATCCATATCACCAATTAATACCACATTTGATTTTAAATTATCTTTCCAGTTATTAAAGTCGTCTTCAGATTTAAACTCTTTAATTATTGATTTATAAAATTCACCATTCTCATCTTGAACCTTTAGTGCTAACCCTTTTTTTATGTTTGTAGATTCTTTTAACATTATTCGTGTCATTTGATCTTCAGTAATAAGGTATTTTTTCATTTTTTATTTCTTTATAAATAAATATCAATAAATTATGTTATGTAAATATATTTATAGGATATGACTAAAGAAGAATTAAAACGATTAAGACGTATTCACGAGGTTAGAGACACAATTGAATTTCAGATGGAAATTCAGGATCCTTGTAATTTTGAGGATGGTGATGAGTATGCTGACTTTTGTATTGGTGAGGGTATTAGTTTTTTTTATGGTGATGAAGGTTACGAAAGAACTGATGATACTTTTAATGACGAAACTGAAGACTATCTACGTGATTATATAACCGAGATGATGTATGCCGAATACTTTGATGAATTGGTTACACTTTGGGATGAAAATAATGATGAGTGTTAATGAAAATAATAATAACTGAAAACCAGTATAATATAATTAAAGAAAATATTTCTTTAAAGAAAAAACTACTTAACGTGGTTAAAGAGTATGGGTTTGATACGGGTATTATTATCACTAGATCAGCCGATAAATTAAAGGAGTTAGCATTTAACAATGATCCGATGGAGTTTTTAAATATATATAACGATTTAAAGTCCGTTCAAAGTAAAGAGAGTTCAGATTGGGTTTTATTTTCAAATAAGAAAGATGAAAAATTTATCTTTTACTCAGTGTCAAAAAATATCGCGTATATTGATTATATTAAAATCTGGTCAATCTTGGAGGACGAATTTAAATTAACTTACATTGAAACTGAAGACTTGACGCAAAAATGGTTATCAACCACTTACGGATTAACTGGTGTTAAAACAGCACAAATAACATAATAAGATATGAAAAAAACTATTAAATTAACAGAATCTGAATTAAAAACTGTAATAACAAAAATTATTGAGCAGGCCGCTGGTTATGATGATTTCCAGGTAATGAATCACCACGGAAGAATATCATTGAGAGTGTTAATAACGACTTTGTCTGATTTATTAAGTGTCTTCAGATCAATTATGAATATCATTGATTCTGAATCACTTGAATATAATACAATTGTAGGTCTATTATATAAAGCAATTGGCATTATAACAGACATTAATAGTGTTATGGGTGTTGTCTTTAAAGATTTCACTGATAGAGATGTTGTTAGAAAGGGAAAACTATTGGGTAGAGCACTAGAATCTTATCAGGAAAAACTAATTACGTTTATGGATATGGGTGAAGAATTAGTAACTAAAGATATGTTACTAACTAAACTGGTTGAGCTAACAGATATTGTGACAATAAAAACCAAAGAATATGCTATTGAGTTAACAAATTATCAAAAACGATTTAAATCTAGAATTGATTTTGGTAAAGATGAACCCAAGGGTAGTTTTAACTAAGTTTTTTTTGAATTAGGGTATATTTATAAAAAAAGAATATTATGGACTTAAAGAAATTATTATTAAGTGAAGGTCAACGTACTAATACAAGAAAAGGTTTGACTAAAAACCTTATGGAACAGGTTAGTTCTGAATCACAATTTAAATTATCCGAAACAATAACCTTAAAGTCAGCCCAAGCTGCTGGTCAGGATGAATTGAAGTTGTTCAAGGGGGCTTTGTTCAAAGTAGGAAAAAATAGAATTTTAGTTTCTAATACAAAATACCAAATGGTTAAATCAGATAATGGTAATCCAACAACAGGTACGATAGAAGGAACAGTACATTATAATTGTAAAGCTGGTAAATTTTATATACCTGGAAAACAAAATACTTATTATAATAAAAACTATGATAATATAAGACCAGATTTTAAGAAATTCTGTGCTGTTGCTAAACAAACTAAATCAATTGGTGGTGGTGGTAATAAAGTAAATGATCAAAAATTAAATGATTACCCTTGTGTTACAAAATTATTAAAAGACGGGAAAGGTAAAGTTTTTGATCAAGAAACGTCAGGTGTAAACCCTATAAAAGACGGTAGTCAATATATTAGTTTTGGTACTTTTCCAAACGAGATCAAATTTTTTAACAATGGTCGTTATTACAACGATAAAACCAATAAAGGGGGTGATTATCATTGTGATGGTAATAAAATAATATGGTCTAAAAAACAAACAACACCAGAACGTACACCAGGTAGTGGTGGTGCACCAACTACACAATCTCAAACACCAACATTAATTAAACAAATACAAAAAACAATTGGTGTTACAGAAACTGGTAAACTTACCGATACTGAAATTCAAACAATATATGATAAGTTAAATCCGTCAGAACAACAAGTTCCAACACCTAGTAACACATCAGATAATCAAGCACTAAAAAAGGCACTTGGTGGTAGTTTGGACGCAAAACCATTTGCGTTTGATTATAAAAAGAAGATGGTTAGTGAAGAAATCAATAGAATTAAAGAAATGATGGGTATTGTTTTAAATGAACAAACGACAACACCAACAGAACAACCAGAAAAGACACCAACAAAAAAATTACAAGAATTATTAAATACTAAATTTAGTGCAGGTTTAACTGTTGATGGTAAAATGGGACCAAAAACGGCTCAAGCGATTATAAATGCGTTAGGTAAAGCAACTGTAACAACACCGACACCAAGTTCCACAAATCAAACGTCAAGTGGTACACCAGTAGATACTAAACCAACTGATAATACGTCATTAGGAACTCCTGAACAAGAGACGTTTACAACATTTTAAAAAATGGGGATTATGAAATCCCCATTACTTCTAATTCAAAAATTAACTTCTCACCAGCTAAAGGATGATTTGCATCAATCACAACTGATTCGTCTTTAATTTCCAAAACTTTAACTAACGCTGGACCTTCAGGACCAAATGTTTGTAAAAGCATACCAACCTCAACATTTTCAGGTACGTTTGTTTTTACAACGTCAAGAATTAATTCCTCATTTCTTTCACCATACGCTTCTCTAGGATCAATCTCAACGGTTTTTTTATCACCAACCATCATTCCAATTAGTCCTGTTTCAAAACCAGGGATTAATTGTCCTTCACCTAATTTAGCGTTCAAAGGTTCTCTACCTTCTAATAATGAAGAATCAAATACGGATCCGTCAGTTAATTTTCCTGTGTAATTCACAACTACACTACTACTTTCTGTTACTTTACTCATTTTCTTTTGTTTTGTGAAATCATAATTTATTTTTTCTGTGTTGTCAAATATTTATATCAAAAAAAATGAAATTTGTAAAATACCTCATCATACAATTAATGAACAAGTATGGTTCATTTATATGGTTTGGTACACATTTATCAATGACACAAACAAATTGGCATTACTTACTAGAAACTTTTTTATGTATTATTGTTAACTTTTTAATTATTTTTTCGTTATACTTACAATATAAAGATGAACAATATGAAAAACTACAAAAAACTAACAATTCCCAATGAACCAATTTGGGATAGAAAAACACCATTAGCATGGTTAAGACGAAATGTTCACTGGCGGATTAGGTATTTCATCGTCGGTTGTAAGAACGTTGTTAGATGGTTTCCAACAATATTTAAAGATAGAAACTGGGATGGTTGGTTTATATATACAATACTACAAAAAAAAATTGAATACCAAAGAGAAGAAATAATCTATACGAATAGACACGTTGATGTTGATCGTGATAATCGTGATATGACAATCGTTCTTAATCTACTTGAACGAGTTAAAGAAGACTATTATGGTATTGAGTATATTGATTATTATACAAGTAATTACCGTTTTGAACCTATTGAAGGTAAAAAAGAATTATATTCATTAGAAGAAGATTTAATTTCTGAGAGATATGATGAATTTTTAAAGAAATACCCATCAACAGTTCGTAAGGTTTTAAAAAAGAAAGGTGATTTAGATAAAAAAATATTATGTCATCACGTTGCACAATATAATCAAGAAAAAGCACATAACCTATTATTTAAAATCCTAAATGAACGAATGGAATGGTGGTGGGACTAAGGTATTAGGTCAAAGGATGAGGAAATTGTTAGTTGGGTTTTATCCCCAACCACAGACCAAGCACTAACGACTAAAGTTTCTAAACCAATAGGGTATAAATCCACGATGTAATTTGGTTCTGAAACAAATAATGTTAAATTAATTGTTGTTGCTTTATTACTTCTAACATAAAACAAATTTGTTATAACAACATATGACCCCTCACCAAACATTTTATGTAGTTCTTTTTTTAACACGGTGTCAAAGAACAATTGAAGATATTTTTTTCGTACCATTTAATAAAATATAATTGATTTTTAAAACATTTCAAGGTAATATTTATATATGATGAAACATACATTAACTATATTATTAATTTTATTTAATTTGTACACATTTGGACAATGTAATGGTACAACGTCTTTTACATTAACACCACAACCAGTGAATAACACCTATCAATCAGGTCAAACCGTCACTATGTGTTTTACAATGAATGGCTATACACAAGCAGGGACAAATTGGTTTGAAGGTTTTGACCTTAACTTGGGTGTTGGTTGGCAAAGTGTGTCACCACAAACAACACCAGCAAACTGTGGTGGTAATAACAGTGGTGGACAATGGGTATGGAGAACCTCCGTGACATCAACGACAACACCAATTACAACTGTTGGTCCTGGTTATTTCTTTGATTTAAACAACGATGGTAATCCAGGTAATGATTTTGGTGATTCAGGATCTTGTATTTGGTCGTTTTGTGTTACATTAGTTGTTGCAAACACTTGTACAACACAAAGTTTATTAATCCAAGTAACACCAGGTTCCGATGGTGTATGGGGAAGTTACAATAGTTCATCGTGTGATAATGTTACACCAATAAATGTCTTTAACGGAACAATAAACTCGGTACCAATAACACTTGGGCCAATAACACATAATTAATTATGAAAAAACTATTAGTATTTTTAATGATAATGATATCGGGAATAGCATTATCACAATCAACGGTAAACCCAGACACAGTTTGTTATCAATCAACAGCGTTATCAACGTATTCCGTACCAAATATTGGTGCTGGAACATACACTTGGACTGTAACAACACCGGGGGTAATAACAAGTGGGCAAGGAACAAGTACAATTTCTGTTAATTGGTCTACAGCAGCACCTGGATTAATACCAAATGGTGTTTCTGTGACGTATTCATCACCACCACCAGCCAATTGTCCAGCAACACCTGTTACTCTAAACGTTTTAATCTATAATATTACACCAACAATAACACAAATTGGCCCTTTTTGTGAGTCAGATCCTTGTGTTACATTAAATGGAACACCAATTGGTGGTGTTTTTAGTGGTGTTGGGGTCAATGGTACACAGTTTTGTCCTGATTTAGTTGCTAATGGTACAAATAATACCTCAACAATAACATATACAATAACATCTGGTGGTTGTACATTCTCAACACAATCAACTGTTGGGGTTTATGGTACGCCATCATTATCACCAATACAACATAACTAATGAAACTCATTATTTTTATATTATTCTTTTGTTCATTTACCTTATTAGGGCAACAAACCTTTGAATTATGTCCTGGTGAGTTAAAAACTGTTAGTTATTTCTCAGAAACTAATAGTATTGGTATAAATATATGGTCAGTTAACGGATTAACATACATTGGAGACACCTTAGTATACAGTTTTAATCAACCAGGTGTGTATAATATTGATTTAGTTAGGGAAAATGTACTATGTAGGACTGAAGAGTCGTACAATGTCACAATAACACCCTGTATTGGGGTCATTTATTGGATTCCAAACGCATTTACACCAGATAATAACGAATTTAATCAAACATTTAGACCTATTTTTAATGATGGGATAGATATTGATGGTTTTTCGTTCACTATTTATAACAGATGGGGTCAATTAATTTGGGAAACAGAGGATTTGAACGTAAATTGGGATGGAACATACAATAATACTATATGTTCGGATGGTATTTATATCTGGAATCTTAAATTTAACGTAAAAAACAACGATGAAAAGAGAAATGACCACGGACATATTGTAATAATACGTTAAAAGTTGACATTTACTCAATTTTTACCTATTTTTTAATAAAAAAGTAATAATTATGGCAGTTTTAATCGTTTTATGTGTGTTTATGGTAATTTTAATAGGTATGTCAGTGGTTTTTTACCTATGGTGGAAGAAATATGGTAAAAAAATCTTTGATATGGTCATAAATCTTAAAAATATCCAAAAAAATACAATGAATACCTTTGATTCTTCTCATTTTAATCAAGAAATGGAAAGAATTAAGAAAATTATGGATAAATATCAGAAAAAATAGTCGTTTTCAGTGTCAATTTCTTCAATTCTAACGATTTTTACGTTTTTTCCGTTGTTTTTGACTGTAATTTCTCTTTCGTGAGGGTAAAGTATGTTATTTTCTATGGTTTCAGACACATTTATTTCATTTTTAGGGATTTTTACCGTAATTATGAAGTATTTTTCACCAAAACCAGTCAAATATGAGTGATTTCTTAACAAATCATCCTTATTTTCACCAAAATGTGACCCAATTTCCTTTAAATTGATATCTTTTTCATCATCAACACGTAAAATTCGGTAACCTTTAACGATTTCTGGTAGGTTTTTTAACCTATTTATGTGGTATTTTAACTCTTTTTGAGCCTCTTTTTCACTAAAATCCATCGTTTTTAGTGCCGAAATAAGGGTTTCTCTATTAATAATTTCACTTAAAACAGGTAGTAACTTCATAATATTAAATATAATGATTAAACGGTTTTCTTTAATTGTTTAATTTCAACCTCATATGGTCCTGTATTTGTTTTATAATTATCATATTTCCAAATCATAATACAATCAGTCATCACATATGTTCGTTCAAACTTCTTTTGTTCTATTGTTTTTTTAGTTTTTTTATCGTTCATAGTACAAATATAGTAAAAAAAATAAAACCCCTCTTATGGAGGGGAGTAAAATTTAATAAAATGTTAATCTTGTGACTCTTTTGTGTCGTCTTTAAAGAAATTTGTCAGAAATTTACCGACTACACCAAAAACGATTGAGGATACAATCATAATTTTTAATTCGCCAGTACTGAAAATTTCCTTTAGACTGTCATATTGCCAAATACCACCAATTGCAATAACTGTTGCTACAGCCAATAAAGAGTCTCCTAACCTTCTCCATTTTTTTGGAGTTGGAGTCCAATAATTCTTCATCATATTTTTATTTATAAATAGTTTGAAAATAAAAAAGGGACAGTAGCGAATTGTCCCCTTTAACATTACCATAACCAGTAATGGTCCTAAGCAAAATTATTATTGTCCTTTGACTAAATTAATACATTGTTTTAAATATTCTTTTGTTCTTGGTGATGGTGTAAATTCGTCATCCTTTGTTTGTAGATTTAAAACACGTTCAATATCTTTAACTAATTCTGTACCATGCTCATTTTCCTTATATAACTCAGTAACTTTATCCATCGCCTTACGACATTCATTTGTTGTTTCGTCATAATAGTGTTTATTTCTAAAACGATTTAAACCATTCATCATTTCGTAAGCCAAATGTGATCCACCATCTTTTATATCTTTAAATAATCTTACATTATTTAATATACCTAAAGTATCAACCATTGAGTTAACACCACTTCTTCTTTTTGTCACACCTGGACCATATTTAATATATTCATCTGCAAACCCAACAATTTCTGTTAAGGGTACAACGTTTTCAGGTAAACATCTTGGTTGTACATCTGTTTTTTTAGGTGATTTTTTTTCTGATTGTTCGGATAAAACTTTACCAATAATTCTATTAATATCACTCTCGTTTAATCTATATTTTTTCATAGTAATAATTTAATATGTTTGTTTATTCTACTTTTAAATGTATTTATATTAATAAATATCTGTTATTATGAGAATTTTAGAAAATATTATTAAAAGAGTTATAAAGGAAGAACTTAGCCCAAAATTAACATTATTAGAAAATGTTGGAATATCGGATAATTTAAAATATCATATTGATAATAATATTAATCTTTCTGAAACTATCTTTAGAGTTTATTCTGATTCTTATTTTAGTTTAATAAATGAAGTTAGAGAGTTGTATTTTAATGATCAGATTAGAGTCCCTAATCGTGATCTTTGGATTATTGAAAGTGATTTAGGTAAATCAGTAATACTTGAAGATGGTAGAAAGATCTGGTTAGACGTACCATTTGAAATTGATGAACAATTGAATGAGGCAAAACATAGAGGTAGGGATGTCAAACTAAATAAACCTTTTAGAACACCAGGTGGGTCTAAGAAATTTGCTGTTTACGTTAAAACACCTAGAGGAACAATAAAAAAAGTAACATTTGGTGACCCAAATTTAAGAGTTAGAAACGCTAACAAAAAAGCCGCAAAATCATTTAGGGCTAGACATAAATGTGACCAGAAAAAAGACAGAACAACCGCAGGATACTGGTCGTGTAATGTGGGTAGATATGCTAAGTCACTTGGGATTGTATCTAAGAACAAATGGTAGTGATAAAATCAAATAATTTTTTTTTCAAAAAAATGTAATATGAACGAAAATTTTCCGTTTAAGGAGATAAATAGGAATGGTATAAAAAAAAGAACATTTGACGAATCTATTGATGATCACGAATTAAAATGGCATTTTGATGCTAAAGATAGAAAAGTTAAAATTCTTGAATCAGATGGTTGGCAAATCCAAATGGATAATCAACTACCGAAAATATTAAGTGAGGGTGATACTTTATTTATACCGAAAGGTGTATATCATAGGGTTATTAAAGGTAATGGTAAACTTGTTATTTTAATTAAAGAAAATGAAAACAGATAATTTGGTTGTAAAAAATTTTGATTATTATGAAGAAATAATTAATAAATTTTTAGAAAATAACAACTTAGGTATTAATGATGATAATTTTATCGGATTTAAAGTAATTGTTGGTTCACAATATGATGAAATGTCTATTAAGTTGACTGGTGTGTTTAAAGATGTATTTAATGAGAAATCCTCAGATACTGCGATGCGTAAAGGTAATGAAGTAAAAAATCTTCTGCACTCTGTGTTCCCATTCACAAAAAATTCTAGAATAAATTGTAATGCGACATCAACAATCACTCATTATAAAAAATCTTCAGAATGGGAACGAAAGTACCTTAAAGAGTTTTAATCGTTTAATACATACTCAACAGTACAAAAACAGTCAATTGTATTTGGGTTGCCCCCAGCGTAGGATATGGCACTCTGTATTGATTCTTCAATTTCTGTTAACTTATTAAAAATTGAAACTTCTTTACAAGGTACTAATTTTTTAATCCCCTCAATTCTATTTGTTTTACCCAATTGTGATGATGATGCGCTACCCCAAAACTCCTTATGACAATCTCCATATATTGCGTTCTTAACCCTTTTACCTGGTGATTCATTGTATCCTGCTAACATACCACCAACCATAACCATTGATGCACCAAGAACAAGACTTTTAATGATATCACAATGTTCTTTTATTGAGCCATCAGCGATAATTGGTTTTTTAGCAACCTTAACACAATCTGAAATCATTGCCGCTTGCCACCCACGATTACCAAAACCAGTTGAGTGGTATGTTGTACACGCGGATCCACCACCAATACCACACTTAACCGCATCACATCCCCAAGATTCTAAATCTATAACGGCATCAGGTGTACAAATATTTCCACCAATTAAAAACACATTTTGTATTTTGTTTTTAATATATTTAACCATTTTCATCATTTTAATTGAGTGTCCGTGTGCAATGTCAATTGTGATATAATCTGGTATTAAATTTTTACTGACTAACTCATCAATTAACAAATATGAATCATCATTAACACCAACTGATATTGACGAAATTAAATTCAGACTATTCATTTTCTCAACAAACGAAACAACATCAATATCAAATCTATGTAAAATATAAAAATAACCAGATTTCGCCAATTCAACCGCTAATTCAATGTTAAGTATACTTTCCATATTTGCAGGTACGATGGGTAATTTAAACTTATGTTTACCAAATACACAACTAGCATCACACTCAGTTCTACTTTCAATACTACTGAATTGTGGTAATAAAGTAATGTTATCAAAATCAAATTTTCTTTTCATATTTTGTTTTTTATTAAAATAATAACTATATTTTGTTTTATAGTCAAATATGATATTTATTGATATGGGAAATTTATTATTGGAAAATAAAAAACGAAGAAATGTTATTAGAACATTAGTAAGAGATATTATAACAGTGTTTAAAAGTGAGGATGAAGGTGAGTATTATTTACCCAATTATCTTGATAATGAAGATTTTTATAATTTTTTAGATTTTAACCACGACTTAACAATTGAATTAAATTTAGTTGAAGATGAGTCGTTAGATAGTTTTAAACTTGATGCTTGGTTATGGGGTAACGAGGATGTTATTGAAGTTGTTATCACATATAACCCAAATACAAAAAACAACATTACTTTTAAATTAATTGGTGAACTAAATGAGGTGATTGGTCACGAAATTAGACATATTGATCAAAAATATAGAAATTTATTTGATATTAATGTTCCAGAAGAAGAAAATCCGTATAAATACTATACACAACCACACGAAATTGATGCGCAAGTATTTGGTTTTAAACGATTGTCAAAACTAACTAAACGACCATTTGAGGTTGTGGTTAAAGAATGGTTTGACACACACGAAGATGTACATAAATTGAGTGTGGATGAGGTTAATGACGTTATTTCTAAATTATTAAATTATAAAAAATAATTATTCCCCATTAAATCGTTTTAACATTAACGCAATTAGATTTTTTAGTGTTACAACAAAGTATTTTATTGGTACGTAAGCCGCAACCCTAATAACTAATTCTTTAATAGATAAGTTTGTTGGATTACCCATAATAAAATTAAATAACTCAGGTAATACTGGAATTAAGAGTGTAAAAGCCAAGACATTTATAACAGATGTTGTGGGTACCGCAAAACTTTCAATAAATTTAATAAAAACCTTTTTAAACTCTTTAGTTTTTTGGATCATATCGTCATAAACGTCTTTTAATCCACGTTTTTTTAATTCAGCAATAATTAACTTTAGATTTTTTTGATTCGCAAAATAGAATGTAAATACTATCCCCGCTGTCAATAATGAAATATCACTTGAGGTTAATCCTTCGTATTTCCCTTGTAGGTAACTCATTATTGGCATTGCTAAACCTGCAATTGTTAAACCCCAAGTTAATGAAAATTCAAAATCTAAACTTAACTCTTTTTTTAAATCATTTTTAACTTTTTTAAAGAATTCAGACATCTCTTTAAACTTACTCTCAACCTCATTTGACGAATTTTCTAACAATATTTTTTTATATTGTGATTCTGTTATAATAATCTTCATATAAATAAATATTACGATATATTTATTTATATGAAAAAGAAAAATAATATGGTTCAGAATGCCCCACTCCAATCTGGGGATAAGGTGGTTTGTTTGCGTATGGATGACGCATTTTCACCAATAACACCTGGGATGCCTGGTGTTGTTAAAAATGTCGATAACATTAGTGATGTTATCATCTATAATGTTGATTGGAAAAATGGTTCAAAATTATCATTGGTTGATGGTTATGACAAATGGGTTAAAATTGAAAGCGAACCCGAAACTGAAGAGCCGTTAAATGAATCTAAAATCGTTTTGGTAAGAACCAAATACGATATTTTAAATAAAAATTATTAAAAACAGAAAAAAAATGAATCAATATTTTTTTAAAATGAATCAAGCCGAGAAGAATAATATCTTGGATCAACATAAGAAGATTTATGATGGTTATGTTACACAATATGGACAAGGTTCAAACGAACAACCATTATATGTACAAAGTTATGCAAATGACACTGAAGGTTTGGTGGTAACCAACAAGGGTGTTGTGAAACCTTATACCAATATGGGAATAAATGAATCACATTCAATGTTAGATAAAATTGCGGACGGACCAACAGATTTAAAAAACGGTACTGTTGATTTAGATGACGAATACCCATCACCAAATGATAGTGAGTTTGACTTTATTTCGTTAGGTGCTGTTGATGATGATGAATGTATTGATTGTGAAGACGAAATACCATTTGATATTAGTGAAGAGGGTGTTCCGGAATTTAATTATATTAAAGATGATCTACTTGAGTTTGAAGGTGAGATTGATCCAGAATTGATGGATGAAATCCCAGTTGATTTACAAGAAGAGTTTACACAAAAATTAAATGAGTCTTTAAATATGTTTAAAAGAATTATTAAATAATGGAAATTATAGAGATTGTATCATACTATGTGTATGAAGACAAAAGAAGGGTTGATGTTACTTTTAGACTAACAATTGATTCTGACGATGAAGTTAGAAATGATATTGTTTGTTTAGACGAATCTGAAGAGTATGGTTACAACTTAATTGAAGATGATTTTGAAATTTTAGATTTATTAGATGATGAAAACGAAGATGATGTTTTTGATGATGACTTTCAGACAATTGATGAAGAACTATTAGTTGAGTTTTTAAATGAGTACTATATTGTGAATCCGAATAAATTACCATCGGTTGAACCTTTTTAGTACTTTACAATATTTATAAATAAAAGAATATGTATAGCGTTGACGAATTAATCGGTTTTATGGAAAAATTCACATTTAAATCAAATAACAGTGAATTAGGAGAACAAGACGACGCAGCACCATCTGGTGGTGAGGGTGGTTATCCTACTGTTACAAAATGGGAAACAGGTTTAACTAGAGGTTTAGCAAATACTATCGATGATAAAGTAACTTGGAAATCGTTATATACGACCGCAAGAGGTAAAGGGAATACATTAATATGAAAAAAAAATTATACCATATTGACAATACTGAAATAAGTAGGATTCTTGAGATGCACAAAACCGCAACAAAGAAACAATACTTAAAAGAAAGTGTTAATCTTGATGATTCAAAAAATAGTGACAATGTTATTATTACAGATTGGTTATCACCTGATGAGAGATATGTTATTTTCTTAGATGAGTTATTTGATTTAAATGAGAAAAAAAGTTATGGAAATATCTGGGAAGATGTCTCCAATTTAGTTGTATTTTTAGAACATACATATAGAACATCAAACCTAAATGAAACAATTAAAGAACACGCAGCAAACACTTTCAGTAAGTTTCTTCTAACAGAAGGTAAACTTGATTTAACACAACACAAAAACGTTATTAAAGAAATATTGATTAATGAATCAATGTTAGGTGACGTTTGGCAAGGTGCTAAAGATTGGGGATCCGATTTTGTACAAAGTACAAAAAAAGGAATAACTGATTTTGGTAAAGACGTTTGGCAAGGTGCTAAAAAAATTGGTGGGGCAGTGTTAAGTGGTGATGTTCAAGAAATCATAAACTTATTAAAGAAAGGAACATTATATGTTGCAAGAAAAATTAGACAGGCTGTCTATAGTGAAGCAGGACTTATTATTGATACTATATTGATTGTAAGTGGTGTTGGTAAGGTTGCACAATTTATCGTTTGGGCGATAGTTGTTGCATTAGACATATATGAATTTACAACTGGTGATTACGAAACAGATGATCCGACTTGGTTACGAGCGTTGTTTTTTGTTGTTGATGTTATGGGTATGGTTTTCGCTGGGGTTGCCGCAAAAGCCGGTCGTGTCGCAATCAAAACCGCAACCGCTGGTGCTAGAACTATTGAGGCCGCGGCACAAAAAATCGCAAAATCACCTGCAGCAACAAAGGTTGTTCAGGCTGGTGCTGAAGCAATACCTAAAGCCGCAACACAAATGGAAAAAGCATCAAGTAGATTAGGTAGTGGTAAGATTGGTACTTGGTTTAAAGGTATTTTATCAAAAATGGGTGGATTTTTTAAATATTTAGGTGAAACCTTAGCGAAATTATTATCATTTAAAACATTAAAGGCTGGGGCGAAAACAGCGGTTGTTGTTGGTGGTATTGGTACTGCCGCACACACATATAAAAATTATCAAGAAAAAAATAAACCATCAGACTTAGCGACCAAAGATATTGAAAGTCTTACGGGTGGTAATACAAAGGCTGATTACTCAGAATTTATATAAATTATGGAAAAGAAATTAATACTAGAAGATATCCAAAGAATTATGTTGTTATCAAATTACAATATGGATATGACGTTATCTGAAAATACAACGATATTAGAACAAAGAACACTTTATAGTGATGTCCTTAAAGCCTTTAGTAAAGATGGTGCAGTTGTTAAAGAATTAACGTTATTAATGAAGGACGCGAAGTTTATGAACGAACTTAAAGGTGGTAAACTTTTTGATAAAGCAGGTAAAGAACTACGAACATTTCAAGATGTGGTTGGTGCTGCTAAAAGAGGTACAATTACCGAAAAAGAGTTAGCTAGATTTAATTGGGCGGTATTCAAATCAACGCCGAATAAAGCGATAAGAATTGAGTTGGCTAAAGATATTGTTAAAAGTGATTCATTTATTAGTAAATATGGTAAAATGACACCAACAGAGGCTAAAAATGAACTATTGAAACAAGGGCTTGATAAGAAGGACGCACAAAGATTGGCAACAGCGTATCGTGATTCTAAATCAAATACTACGCGTGTCCAACAAACGTTAGATGACTTGGCGAGTGCTGATGAGATATTAAAATTGAAAGAAGTGGAAGCCGCAAAAAAAGTGAAAGAAGCGGAAATTTTAGGACAAGATATTAAAATCGCTGAAAATAAAAAATTAGTTGATGAACGTAAATTAGAACTAGCAAAAATAAAAGATTCATCACCAAGTACTGTTAAATTATTTCTTAAAACAAATGGTGTTGTACGATTTGTCAAAAATTTAGGAAAATGGGTAATTGGTAATAAATGGTTTTGGATTTTAGGTGGTGGTACATTAGCGGGTTATTGGTTGTGGAGAAACTGGGCTAAAGTACAAGGTTATGTTGAAGATTTACTTGATCCGTGGGATGAAACTAGTGAAGACGATGATGATACTGAAACACCTAGAGTGCCTGGTGGTGGTAAAGATGAAATAAAACCTATCGTCTATAAAAATTGTTCACCAAATGGACCATTCAAAAAAGGATGTAAAGATTATCTTGGTGGTGATAAAGAAATTACAGCATTACAACAAGTATTAGGATTACCAACGACTGGTGAATTTGATACAACATTAGAGAACGAAGTTGTTGCAAGATATGGTAGCGACACATTAACTCGTGATGAACTTGATAGTATTTCAGGTATTGTATAAAAAAAAATAAAAAAAGATGAAAAATATAGATTTAAACATAAAAAGAATGTTATCACTACTTGAATCAAAGATGGGTGATGTTAAACCATTAATCAATGAACAATTTGATCCTACAAGTTTATTACCGAAAAAAGATTGGATATCAACTAAAAGTACTGAAGATTGGTTGAAGTGGATTAAAGATAAAGGTTGTATAACCAGTAGACCTGGTGGTGCAGAATCAAAAATTGAAATAACCACAACCACAACTAAAAAATTACCAGGTACTAATTCTAATGAACCATTTATTAAAGTTACGAAGTTTAAACCGATAAATAAACGCGGCCAAGAGGTGATGTATAATTTATATATTCTTGGAAAAAAGAGTCTTGAAGGTAAAGAAGGTTACTTTAAATTGTTTTACCAAAGGGAAGGTGATAAAGCCAATCAATACCTTGAGGGTCAATTAGATTGTAGTGTACAATACAACCCTGAAACAACAAGTGTTGCTAGTGAAGTTAGTAATGTAAATACTGAAGACGAAGTTAATCAATTCTTAAAAACAAATGGTTACACTCGTCAACTAGAACCTGGTGATAATGATCAACAACGTTCACAAACAACAGTTAAAAAACTTTGTAATGAAACACCAGGGTTGTGTTCAGGTATATTAAAACAATATGCTGACGGATCACAAGGTAATAAACCGATATATCCTATGACAAATAAACAAAGGGATGAGGCGGTAAAATCTGGGTATATTAAAGATGTTGATCGTGTGAAAGAAAGACAAACTGCTTTTAACATAAAACGAGGTATTAAAAAAATTAATAAAGAAAATTTTACTAACCAATCTTGTAAAACAGCGATAATAACGCTGGATCAATGTAATACAAAGGAAGAGTCTTGTGGTGATGTTGTGAAAATAAACCCAAGACTACAAAATATGGGACCAAACGAAGCAAGATTGTGGTTATCAAACCATATTAAATTATGTAGAAAAAATAATATGTACAATAAAAAACAACTTGCAGACGTAAACGATCTTCAACTTGAGCAAACAATAGGAAAAAACATTAGAGAAAGTTTAAAAGAACTTAATTTAATAAATAAGATAGGTTGATGTCTTAAAAATACTTACGAGGTGTAGTTACCTTGTAAGGATAAACCTTACAAAAGAAGGGGGTGTTCAGTTATCTAGCAAAATAGG